GGTTATAAAATTTGCCTTATTTGTCAAGACACGTACATTTTTACTCATCTTTTCCAATTGATACAGTTTTCGTATCTTATACGCATCTATGCGAATTTTAATATAATGCTCAATCAAATCTTCAATCGTATCAAACTTTACCAATTTCTCGTTTTCATCAAAAACGTGCATATTATTAGTTGATCGAGTTGTATACAATTTTAACAATTTTTCTAAACTATTACACGTATCGTATTCATTTTCGCCCATTATTTTAATCATTTCTGGAACCACATTTGCACAAAATGTGATAGTTATATCAACATTTGTATCTGTGCTCATATCGACATAATCCTTTATACCAGACGGTATGTATTTCGCTGACGCCGACGACGTTTGTGGCGGCGACTTGTCTTTATCTATCAAATCTTCAATGTGCTGCTTGAAATCATCCGTCCAAACCCCAACAGGCAATTCGGTTACGCGAATCTGTTTGTCCGAAATTACCTCATATATACCCCTGAATAAATATCTCCCTTTACCTATATCTTTAATTTCACCTTTAAATCCTTCGTAAAACGGGAGGATGTTTCCATTAACTGTTTCTAGTCTCATTATTTTCTTTTTTACAAAGTCTATAATTTCTATAGGATTGTAACACAATATATCTGTACTAAACCCAGTGCCTATTCCCTTACTCCCGTTAATCAGAATAAGCGGAATTATGGGAACATAATACATCGGTTCGACACTATATCCATCATCCTGTAGATATTTCAGGATTTCGTCGTCTTCTTCTTTGAATATATGTCGGGTCATTGGATTGAGTTCTGTGAATATATATCTTTCTGACGCAGAATCATCGCCGCCTTGTAACCGAGTTCCGAATTGTCCATTCGGTTTTAATAAGTTTATATTATTCGAACCTACAAAATTTTGCGCCATATTCACAATCGTTCCGTTTAGACTTTGCTCGCCGTGGTGATATCTACTTATCTCCGAAACCGACCCACTCAACTGCGCTACTTTAATTTCAGATACAATTTTACGTTTAAAACATGTATAGAGTACCTTTCGTTGACTAGTTTTGAGCCCGTCGATATTGGGTATAGCCCTCTCGCAATCGTATTTTGAAAAATGTATCATCTCCTTTTCTATAAACTCTTCATAACTGACATTTAGTTTATCAGTGTCCAAATAAGCGTTTCTATTATATGTAGCCAACCAGTCTTTTCTACAAACCACTCGTTTTTTATTAAACGCCATATCTATCGCGTCTCTACTTTTTTCACCAGAACTGATAAATTCTACTACCTTTTTATTCGCAAAATACTCCTTGAATTCTTTGCCAGTGCTTGTCCCCAATCCCTTGTAATATTTACACTTCCATCCTTTGGCATCATCCGTCTGCTTCCATTTATCATATTCTCCGTCGTTGTAAAATAATAGTTCAGTGGATCCCTTGTGCGCCTTTATGATTGGAGTATTCATAAATCCTATAAATCCGGGAATTTCTAACAACGTATTCCATTGTGCGTCGAACAAATTAATTCCTAACCCCTTTATATGACTACCATCTAAATCCTGGTCTGTCATAAATAATATTTTATTATACCGCAAACACTGCTTTGCTGATTCTGCGGTATATGATTTACTTGTCTCCAGACCAATGATTTGCTTAAGTTCACATATTTCTTTATTTTCCATTACTCTCTTCAATGTCTCTCCTCTAACATTAAATAATTTGCCTTTTAATGGATAAACGCCTATAATATTTCTATCAGTTGCGCTGAGGCCACTGACTATACCGGCTTTAGCTGAATCACCCTCGCATAAAATAAGCGTGCATTCGCCGCTTTTATTGGTTCCTGCGAAATTGGCGTCAATCAGTTTAGGTATACCTCTAATACTTTTCACCTTTGCGCCATCGCTTTTTTTGGATATTTTAGTTTCCTTGGCTTCTGTTATAGTGCACGCCGCATCCATTATACCAATTTTGGCTATTTTTTCTATAAATTTATCACTCACTTCGCACGATGATCCAAATGCTGAACTAGATGTACTCATAAAATCCTTTGTCTGGCTTTCAAACACAGGATTATCGATATCACATCGCAGAAATATCCAAATCTGGTCTTTTATAGCATTAGGCTTGACGTCTATTTTTTTCTTGGTTTTTATATAAACCGTCATTTTACGAATTATTTGGTTCATAATATACTCAACGTGCTTCCCTCCCTTTCCAGTAAAAATCCCATTTACGAAAGATGTCTGCGTAAATTCATCTTTCGCCAAACAAACAATATATTCCCAGCGTTCATTGCCCTTCTCATATACACGTGGTTCGTCGCCTTTTCCGATAAACAATTCAACATATTGCTGCAAGTTTCTAACAGGAATTAACTCTGAATTATATTTTACTTTGACGGTTTGGTCGGTTATAGCAGCTATATCATATACTCGCCGTTTAAACAGTGCTAACATATCAGCACTCAATCCATCTATACCAAGCCTAGCATAATCAGGTTTAAATGATATAATGGTATACGGTTTCTTGCTGCATTTGGTTATAATCGGCGGGTTAATCGTGTTTAAATTATCATCAAACTCTTGCACATACTTTAAATGCCGAGTAGAATCCACCGTTTCAATTCTAGCGTGTACCGACCATATAAAAACCAGTTTTATCCCAAACCCATTTTTTCCGCCTGTTATTTTTTTTTGCGTCTTGTCGTAATTGGTCGATGTTCTCAGATGTCCGAATATCATCTCGGGTATCCATATATTTTCAGACGGATGTTTTGCTACATCTACTCCATTGCCGTCATTGGTTAAAGTTATGGTGCCATCTGATGTTATATCCACTTGAATGCTGGTAACTAAATTTATATCCTGTGATCCATTCGACTGTGCCTGTTTCATACGCGTGCAATGATCTCTGCAATTTACAATACATTCGTCGAATAATTTATACAATCCCGGAATAATGTTTATCTGTTTATTTAAAACTTTATTGCTCTCATCGTCATATATAAATGTATTATAATCCGTTAGTTCCATAGAACCAGTATACGTATCTGGATTGTCTAATACATGCTGCTTGTCTGTTTTAATCTGATACAGTTGCTCGAGAGCCTTTTCATCTTTCAATGGGTCAGACATAGTGTAATATTTACTATACAATTAAATCAATTCAATTAATTTAATATTGCCAATAATATGGGGAAAACTAACCGTAAACGTAAAAGTAAACGTAACCGTAAAATTAAAGGTAAAATTAAAAGTAAACAAAATAGAAGACTCGGTGGAGGAAAGGACGATAAAGCTAAAACTAATAAAAATAAAAATAAAAATAAAAATGACTACCATCCATATCACAGGAGTACGCCATTATTATTTATAAGTAAAGGCGATAGTATTATTTTGAAACAAAAAAATGATAAATGGAGAGAAGATGTTCGATGGTGGAAATCAGATGAAGATTTAAAAAAATATTTGGATTATGTATTTGGCGTATATAAACAACTAAACGACTCATTCAACCCATATGATGCTGATTCAATTGTCGAAATTGATAAAATTAAACGAGGTCTAAGTATAGGAGAATATTTTAATTGGGATAATGAACATGATGCGAAAGAATTGCGCAAAACGTTTTATTTTCATTTAGTGTCATACATACCGTGCCATTACACCGAATTAGTTGAAAAATACACAAAAGAGTTTATTCAAATATTTATATTTTTTTTAGAAGGAGAGGCAATAACCGGTATATTTAAATTGATTCCAGGAGTAGATACTCGGTTAGAGGAATGTCTTAAAAATTATCCTAAAGTATACGATAAAATTACAGAAAAATGGAGTCATGGAGCCACTATATCAAATACACTTATAACTAATTTGACTTCAGACCCCATATGTATATATGGCAACAAATGCACAAGAATGCACAATCAAGACCACGTCAGGAATTTTTCACACCCGAAATAATATTCTCTCTAATAAGTAATGAACAATCTAATTAAAACAATACATACACCAAACGGAAAGATGGTTATTTCGGTTATTCTGGGGATCGGTTTAGCTAGTTTATTTAGAAAAGTATGCACAGGCAGAAGCTGTCTTGTATTCAAGGCACCGGATTTTAATGAAGTCGAGAAAACTACATATTCGCACGATAATAAATGTTATAGATTTGAAAAACAATCCGTTTCTTGTGGGACAGATGGAACTGAAATTGAAACTTAGCGACGAATTATTATTTAATAATTAATGCGTATGTTGTGGTAATTTATTGATACTTACTTATAATATATGAACGGAGCAACCGATATAGACGCATTACCTTTATTTCATCAATCAAATGATGTTGATAATGGACAGACAGTACAACCCAACAACGGACAGCAGATGACACAGCAACAAATGAGTCAGTTCGTATCGGGTATTCAAAAAGCAAGTTCTTTGGTGTCTATTGCTTTACCATCGAGAGATATTCCGCAATCTCAGTCACATATTACACACGATCAGCAAATAAAACCAAATTATATAGAGCCTCCCAGACAACATGCAGACGATTATATATCCAACGACGTTTCGACAGAAGAAATTATAAAGTCACAAGGTCGCAAAGAAGATACGATAAATAAACTAAATGATTTATATGAAAATTTACACACGCCGGTTCTTTTAGCTATATTATTCTTTCTATTTCATCTTCCGGTCGTTCGTAATAAAATATTCACATTTGCGCCAAGTTTATTTAATCCGGACGGAAATCCGAATATTACAGGGTATGTAATTAACAGTATCCTGTTCGCTTCAGTGTATTACGCAATTTCAATCATCGAAAAATATTTAACTCAATAATACTATATAAAACGACGATTAATACTATATAAAACGACGATTAATACTATATATGTGATGTACTAATTGTTTATTTATAATGTTATTTAGAATAAATAATTCTATAAATTATATAAATGTTACATTATTAATTGTCTATAAAATGTATAAATCAGATATTTATTTTATATTATACGTGTATTCCTCTTCTTCTAATTCTAGTTCAGACGCAGGAACATATATTTCGTAAAATCTATTCGATGAATTAACGGATTGTAATAAACTGTAAATGTTAGACCATATATCTGTTGTCAGAGTGACCCAGGTTTCATTTTCGTCTTTTCGTATAATAGCACATGTTCCATATATTTTCTGAGTTTTCATCGACTGGGGAAATTGATATGTATTTTCATTGCCCGATCTACTTTTATTTTTTCCCCATATTTCTATTGTAAACTTTTCATTATTAGCACTATTCAAATACGTTTGCATTTTTTCGAAATATTGTGGTGCTTTAAACCCACATTTTGAACATAATTCTTCTTTGGTTAATTTGGTGAGAGAACTTTGTCTAATATTTCCTTTGACATTTATTAATAAACAATTCATTATTTGTAAATGGTGTATAGTTTTAAATAGTTATTTTGAAATTTAATTAGTTTAAGTATAATTTATTTTAAATATATACATAGTATGTCATATAACGTTCTTATGAATACCGTAACGTCGGTTTTATTAATTTCATTAATTCATTATTTATACGACTTTTTCTCTTATAGCCCCACCATAAATATTTCCAGTAATGCATATAAAAATAATATAAATTTAAATACCGACATACTCGATATCATTAATACTATAGAAGATACCGAAGCAGAAGATACCGAAGCAGAAGATACCGAAGCAGAAGATACCGTTCCAACGGAAGACAATAATGTAAATATGGAAAACGAACTTGACATTTTTTTAAAAAATATTAAGTAGATATACCACTAAACGATAACTCTTTAATTTTTACGATTATATTAAATATTCTTATATAATATAAACATAAAACGATACATATATGAATGGATTATTCATTGAATGTTGACGATAAAAAAAAATTAATTTCGGAATTTATTATACCATCCAATATCCCGATTCCAATAAAAATATCTCCTACCTTGTCAGGAGATATTTTTGTTATAATACCAAAAGGCATCAAATCCCTCGGTTGGGTTACTTATAGAAATGGTAAAAATGTATTTATCATATTATTATTAAATGATAAAAATGTTATATATGACGCAATCGTTTATCCTTTATTTTTAGAAGGAGAGAACGTTGTAGTAGATACATTATTTTTTGGAACATTTTTTAATTGTAACGGATTGGCATATATCTCATGCGAAATGATATTAAATTCATCATCACCTATACCGGATTATAAATTGCCCGAAGAACATTTTTTGTTAATATATTCAATTATTAAAAACATAAAAAATGGATCAAATACCATTATGTTGGGGATGCCGGTTATTAAATATAACTATTTACAAACATTGTCTTGTATAGATAATCTTCCGTATTCGGTTGAAGATATATTAATTTATACAAAAAATGATATATTAACGAACTCATATGATATGAGTATGTTTAAATTAAACAAATCACACTCAAAATCTACTATTTTTGATATACATCAAACTGAAGATAACGATATATATCATATATATGACAACGATAATTTTGTTGGAATCGCACATATCCCAAGTTATAAGAGCAGCATTATGATGAATTCGGTTTTTAAACGATATAATAATCATTTCAATTTGGATGCATTAGAAGAGAGCGAAGATGAAGCGGATACATATCTATCCACGTCGTCGCGTAAAATGAAATGTATATACAATAAACGATTTAATAAATGGCAACCTATAGAATTATTATAATTGTTATAATTATAATGAGGCCGAACTATGAATATAACCCAATGCTATACCCATCTAATACAGATGCCTGGTTCAACGCTGGATGCAGAGGAACGGTTTCAAATGATGTTGCTGCTACAGGAAGATATCTAGGAGGTAAGGGTAAATTTTCAAGAAATAAGAAATCAAATAAGAACTCGAAAAAAAGTCTAAAAAAAATATCTAAAAACAAATCAATCAAAAGAAGGAACCGTTAAAATATTAAATTGGTTAACCCGTGATGATTATACCATATATTATAATTATAATATAAATATAAATTTTAATTTAATGTAATGAGACAACCAGATAACTTATCAAAAGGATTATCTATAGCATATATTATTTGTTTTATACTATTTATAGGCGTAACCGCGTATTTATCAGCCCAGTTAGAAGGCGAATTAAACAGTGACAATTTTACAAACTCCCAAGCGATTGCGTTTGGCAATAAACCCGGTATGATTATATTAATAGTAGGTGCTATGAGTATATTATCATATTTAGTATATTATAGAGGGGATAAATATTTATATTTTAGATTATTCTTGATTTTAATACTATCTACATTTATCGTATCAACTGTATGGGTAACAAAATATTACAATAAAGACAATCATTATATTTTATCCGGCTTTATTTTTATTTCTTTTTGCATAATTATGCTTTTAAACAGTTATCTCATATATACTAGTTTAGGCATATCTGATAAGACAAAATCTAAACAAATAATATTAATATCTATACCTATATTATCATTAATAGGGTTTATTGGAATAATTTTAGGGGTAATTTCTCCCATCGAAGAAAATGCAATACAATTACTTCCATCTTCTGAAAATTATATTAGTGTTATTTTCACCATATCAGTATTTACACTTGGGTTTTTTTAATTGTAAACGGATTAAAAGAAATAATAAAACAAATAAATCGAAATTGTTTTATTAATAATTATATGTTCAATAGTTTATACATTTCTCGTCTCCTAATACAGTATCAACTACACTAAATCCTAATTTTGTTAAAATATCTATTACGTGTTCAGCGTGCGAATCCCCCGCATAAAAAATTACATTTTTAAATTTGGACTTAATAATTCTAGCAGCAGTATAAAAATCCATGACACGTCGCTGGAGTATAGGAACTACGACTTGCCACCCAACATCAATTCCAATTTCCATTGTAAGTTTTGCGCGAGATTGGTCCAAGAAATATATTAATAAATCAGTAGCAAACTTCATTGTAAAATTATATGGAGGAATTTTCGAAGCTTTTTCAATTTCTTTAACAATTGTTACATTTTCTGTTAATATTTTAGAGACGTCGCTCTTATTTTGCAAAATGCGCGAAATATCCGGATTTTGATTGACCCAACCATCTCCGTAAATCGGCAATTTATTAAATTCTTTCAACCATTTAGGCAATCTATCTTTTACATCCTCGCTACTATCTGCCCAATGTACGTGTACGTTTGAGCAACTGCCTTTCGTTTGAATACATGGTGCTAAATATTCTCTTACATGATATATGTGAGAATCTTTACTTGTATATGGGTCTTTTTTATTTTTTTCGGCATAATGTTCAATGTTGGTTGGTAACACTTCTACAAGTAAATCAATGAGAACTGGGTTCTTATCATTTTCTCTAAATAATTTTCGGAACATATCAAGAATAGACGTACATCTTTCATGTGGTTTATGATGCTCTCCAATTATAAATATATTACAGTCTTCCTTGTTCAACCATACTTTTCTATCAACGTTATCTAAACTAGACTTCATAATATATTTTTTACACAGTGCAATAAATGGATTTTCGCCTTCTTTATCGCT